AAAATTCTCAGTTGAAAACATGCCGAAATTTTCATTGTATAAATTTTCAGTATGCCAAATATTGGTAATAATATATTTTTCAAACTCATCTTTATCTGTCTTTACTTTTTTTCGTATAAATTCATATGGTATAGGTGTAAATTCGACCGCCTCACCTAGTTTATTATAGTTAATATGCACGGCGAAATTGATGTGAGCCTTTTCGCTTGTTGCATATTTCAGCAAGTCGTAAGGTGTTAATTTTTCTTTGTTCAAATAAATAGTGTTGCCTGTCATTACATCGGTGGCGGTTGCACCTGCAAAACCCAAGCCCTGTATAAATTTTGCAAAGGTATTTGTGGCGGTTACAAGACTGCCGGAACGTAAACCTAACTGTTTTATTTTGTAAGGATAATTATTATCACTACCATACAAATAAATGCCGTTTGCGTTGCTCTTATGGACGCTAAGGCGTTCTACATGAGTAACAAAATCAATACTATTAACCGGAGTTGTTGCAATTCTTTTATCTGACATAATTTTTTAGTTTAAAAAAGGCAGTTACATTTATATAACTGCCCTCAAATATAACAAAGTGAAAAGATTATTTTGAAATTATTTTTTAATTTCTTTTTTCGAGACTTCTTTTTTTTCGGGTGCAATCTCGAAACGTGAATTTCTACTTTTGCCCTCCGAGAATAGCATTACAAAATCGGTATCTACTTTTTCGCCTTTTTTTACTTTTACTAATTTTCCTTTTACGGAGAAAATTTTGTCTATTTTTGAAATATATGTAACTTTTGACATAATATTTGTATTTTAGTGTTAAGAAATTATTTTAAACGCCTGCAACGTTCAAGTTGTTAAATTCAGCTAAGGTCGTGGCTTCGTCTGTATTGAAATAAGTCAAAGGCATTTTAGTTTCTTTACGTGCCGACTTCATTTCGAGCGGTAAAGTCCCGCCAGTATCTGAATTTCCCGGCTCGTATGTTCCGGCTTGCAAATTTAAACCTTGTTCATTTCCAACTACTTCACCTTTTCCAGTATATTTCATATATACAATAACAACCTTACCGTTTGCAAGTGCTTGTGCTGTATTCTTTGCATCCTGGTCGGTTACTATGATAGGAAAATTTGCAGAATGTTCAAACATCGTATAATTTCCTTCAATTACAACAGGTGCAGATGTTGGTTTGAACGCTCCCGGAGGCACGTCAAATTCAAAAGCCCTTTTTGCCGTTTCGTTTGCAATACTTGAAATACTTCCGTCAGTTCCGTCAAAAATAACAGTGCCGTTTGCTTTCATACTATCCCAGTCTTCCTTGTTGTAAATCATTAGCTTATCACCAACGCCGGATGGGTTTATATCTCCGCAATCCTGTATAAAATCTTTGTCTATTAAACAACTCATAATATTTTATTTTTTGATATTTTGTAAATTTATTTTAAAAAGCTACTCAAATAAATGAGTAGCTATTTTTTAAAGTTATTCCGGTATGTAATAAATTAAGTTTTCACTATATTTATAGTTTGCATCCATTTTGAAGTTGACACGTAAAAACCACTCTTCCGAGTCGTTCGCAACACGGTTTACACGTGCATCTGCAAATTCGTTTTTCTCATCAAACCAGAAACCAAAATGTAAATTGCTTTCTGCGGTATTCCCTGTTTTTGTGCAAAGAATATGATTTTTATCAATTCCAACAAGCGGTATAATTTGCTTGTTTTCCATCATGTTCTTAAAAGTGTCTTCCAAGACGCCATCATGACTTTTCTTTGTAAGAGTGTTGTATCGCTGTAATATACGATAGTCAGCAACCGACATCATAATTTTGTAGTCTTCATTCAAATAGTCTTTGTCTGGAATACTGTCAATTACTGACGAAATAATATCAATAACATTATTAATATTAATTAAGCCCGCTGGCGTTACTTGAATAGTGTTACCGTCTGCAATTGCCTCTGTGAAAATTCCGTCAAATTCGCCAGTGTTTGAAGTCACTCCGTGGAAAAAAGTATGGGACATTTGAGCTCCCGCGTTTGGAACTAATAATTGCATAACTTCGCTTAATACCTTAGGTGCAACGCGATGTTCTGTTTGACTTCCTACGCTTCGTAAGTCTTCCTCTACTAAATCATAATCAACAGGACTAAACCTTTCATAAATCATTGACTTTACTAAGTCTAACTCCCTGAAATTAAATTCACTGCTTACGGTAACATCTCCCGGTAATGGCGTTGCAATCCAGCCACCTATTGGATTGTCGGATTGTTTTGCGTATCGCAAAGCTCTTTTTTGAGGGACATCTAATTCTAAAAATGCGATTCCTTTTTCAACAACTTCATTCCCAACTGCCAAATCTTTATAAATCTCTTTTGAATAATCGCCGTCAAAATCTGTAATAATCTCTAAACTCATAATAATTTTATTTTTATTGTTAATTAATTTTTCAAGTAAGTTTTAAATTTTATTTTTTAAATCTGCGACCGTGCATTACTTCTTTTCGCACGCTTGTAAATTTTTTAGTTCCGTTTTTGTCGTTTTTAAAATCCGCCGTTGGTAACTTAGGATTTGAAACTTCGAGTCTTGCACTGTCCACAGTCGCCTGTAATTTAGAATTTTCAGCTTTTAAAGTTTCAATTTCGTTTTGAATTTCCGAAACTTCATTTTCTTTTGTTTCTGTCTCTTTTTCTGCCCCACCTTTTAAAGTTTCAATTTCTTTTTTTAGCTCCGAAATTTGAGTTTTTAAGTCTTCATTTTCGGCTGTCAAAGTTTCAATTTCTTTATCAGTTTCAGAAATTTCCGAAACTTCAGTAATTTCACCATCCGCGACTGTAACTGTATTGTTCTGAAATTCAAAACTACCGGTAAATTTATTGACAGTTCCTGCCAGTTCTACATTTTCACCTTTTTCTAATTTGCCGAAAATTAAAATATTTTCGCCAAAAGGTAAAGTGTTTAAAACAGTATCTTTTTTTTCTTTATTAAAAAGTCCCATGTTTTCAATTTTTAGATTATTATTAAATTTATTTAGTCTTTCAATATTTTGGCAACTCCAACCGCACGCTTTTAAGTTTTCTATACTTGCCGTTGCATTGTCTGTTGTCGGCTTGTTATTGCTCTTAAAATCAATTATTTTACCAACAAAACCAAGCTCTTTGGCACGTTCTGGTGTTAATAATTCGCCCTCACCGTTGTTTATACTCATAATTTGTAAATTTTCGGCAACTGTTTTGCCGTTCAAATTAGAGTATGTTGTTGCAATAGAGTTGTTTATGGTGTGTAAATCTTTTATTGTTATTTCGTGGTCCGAAATTGTGCCGTAACTATCTACCCTTGCTTCATGTACTAAAATAGGAATATTATTTGCAACGCTTATATTTTCAAGTTTTGCAACGGAACCTATGACAGTACTTGCACTTGCAGAAATACCAATATATTTTACAAAGATTTCAGCATCCAAACTTTTCAAAATATTATAAATTGCCAAAGCGTGGGCAACGTCTCCACCATAGCTATCAATTTCAATATTTAAAATTTTTACATCTTTTAAATTTTCAATTGCCTTTAATTCTTTGCGTAAATCTTCTTTTGTAGATACAATGCCTTGATAATCATCATTTTGCATGAATGAAGGAATACCTATAAAACCGCTTACAAGTAGAGTTGCTTTGTCTTTATCTTTATTAATATTCATATTATCAAATAGTTATATTCTGCAATAATACAAAAATATTTAATTAATTGCAAAAAAAACATGTTATATAACATAAAATCTTTGTAACCTACTGATTTTAAGTATATGTTTTGTAGCATAAAAAGAAACTTTGCTAAACATGTTTTGCAACATATTCATTCTTATTTATTAGCCGTATGTTTGCAGTATAGAAATAAAGAAATATTAATTAAAAAATTTAGCAAAATGAGAAAATTATTCAACAACACAAAAGAAGGGATTAAAGAAACAGCAAGCGACTTTATTTTAAAAGGACGCTCGAAAATAGAAACTCAAAGTCAATTATTCAGAGCGATGAGAAAACAAGGTTATGGCGAAGAGGTTGATTTAATTAAAAAAACTTTAGCTAAAATAAGCCGAAGATTTGTAAAGTTTCAAAAACAATTAAATAAATTACAAAGTCCTGCAAGTCCTCTTAAAGGTGCTGGATTTTCAAGAGTAGAATATTTTACAGAGAATGGGTTAAATATACCGAGTAATCATATAACAGAAGTTTCATACCGAAGAGCTAAAGGATATTTCAGTTGGAATACCGCAATAAGTCCAGAAGCCGATGAAATTTTAAGTGAATATTCTATTGAATTAAAAAAACTAAATAATATTTTTCAATCAATTCAAACCCCTAAAGATTTTCAAAAAAAAGAAATGCAAAAACTTGAAAAAATGTTAAAAGAGAATAAAATTAAATCAAAGAAAGAAATTATAAAAAATGCACCTAAAAATATAGCATTAAGTGTATTTTTCGCAAATGAAATACATCCCGCTCCTGCTAATATTTATAAATTAAAATCAGATAGTAAAATGAGCTGGAGTGATTTACGTAATGCAAATTCGTAAGTTTTCGCTAAATTCTTGCGGAACATTAAGCGGGGTGAAAGTCCCGCTATTTTAAAATTGAAGCATAATGAAATTTAAAACAATAAACAACCTTGATAATGAAATTTATCATAATTCCGAAAAATATAAAGAGTATTGGAGTAGCTCGAATATTAAAAATTATAAGGTAAGCCCAAAAGAAGCGTATTATCAAAAATTTATTGCTGAAAATAAACAGACAGATGCAATGCGTGTTGGCACTTTAATACATGACTTTTTAGAGGGCAAACATTTTCATGGTAATAGTTTTGATTACAACCTGTTTGATGCACCAGTGAATGAAAATACTGGCAAGCCTTACGGGTCCGGCACTAAAAAATATAAAGACGCCCTTTTTGGGATAGAAAAACCAATAATTGAAAGCGAATTAAAAATGTGTAATGATATTTATGCAGAAATGATAAACGGCAATTATGCCGGGTATGTTACTGATTTCCTTACAGACGGAACACCAGAACAAAGTATTTTTATTGAAACTGACAGCGGTTTAAAATACAAAATAAGACCCGACATCCTAACAGATACGCATATTTTTGACTACAAATCGGTTGCTAAAAATGACTGGAATTTGAAAAGTTTACATTATAAGATATTCAAACTAGGGTATCATATTTCGGCTTCTATGTATCAATATTTTGAATTTAAAAGAACTGGAATATTAAAGCCTTTTATTTTGGTTTGGATTTTAAAAGAGCAACCTTATGATATTCTTATTCAGGATATTAGCAGTTATACTTATGAAGTAATTGGAGGTTCGCTAATAAGACACGAGGGTGCTAGGATGTTTGAAAAATACTTGCAATTGCATGAGAATTGCATGAGTAATGAAAGTTTTAAAGGAATTTCAAACGGAATAGAAAAAAATAAACAAGGTTACAAAATTGCTAAATACTTAAATATATAAAATCATGAAAGAATTATACAAAGAATTACTTGAAAGATTCGACAACCTAACTGGTTTAAAACAGACAGAAACGAACGATGCTAGAATAGTGGAGTTATCACTTACTATCATAAGAGTCCAGCAAATTTTATTTAGAAGACTTGAAATAGAAAAAAACAAAGACAAAACGCCCGCCGTATAATCACAAAAACCCGCTAATTTGCGGGTTTTTTTTATGCTTAAAAAGTCGGTTAATTTGTCCCTTATTTTTATATTTCTGAATTACTAACAATTTGATTGTTTGCACTTTGCAGACTTGTAACGTCTTCAACTTTTGTAACAATAGTTACGTTTTGCATTGCCGTTGCAATTTGTTCGCTAATATCAATATTTTGCGTATTATTTTGACTTGCAGTTATATCATTTGTGCCGTCTGCAAAAACACCAGCCCTTGCCGTTTGCGGTGCAATTTGATTGTTTAACTTGCTTACCATGTATTCATTAACTGCTGATTTTCTAATCACTGGCATAGCCTCGCCTTGTTCAACTTTACCGAAAAATTGAGACCGCCCTGTATTGTCATATCCGTAAACAGATACATCGTTACCGCTTGCATGCGAACCTCCTATGTTTACAATATCGGATATTCCTTTTTCAAATTTTGGAGGTTGTTTTGATGCAATAATACCCGCCTGCACCAACCCCAAAGAACCAGCAATGATACTGGCGGGGATTCCAATTGGAACTCCCAAAGTTGCCAAAGTTTTTGCAACACTAAGAGCCGTGTTAATTGCTACTTGTGTTAATGCACTTTTTTTGTCGCTTTTCCATTGTTGCAATTTTAAATCAGCTTCTTGTTTTGCATATTTTTCATTTATTTGTGCTTGCAATTCTTTATTATCACCAACCGCCAACAACTCTTTTTCTTTGTTTAATTGTAAGTTCGTAAGCTGTGCATCCTGCCCTGACTTTATAGCACTGAATATGCTCGCAGATACTTCACCAATCGCTGTGAATGTTTCAGTTATTGAAAGTTTTCCTTTTGCGAACCCTTTAATTAATGCCTTTGAAATATCGCCAAATATAGCAATTTCATTGCCTGCAAATTCCTGAGTAATTCTTTGCGTTTCGGCAAAAGTATCATAAATTCTTTGCTGTGTTGCAACTTCGCGTTCTGCACTTGCAAGCTCTTTTTCAATTTCAATTTCTTGAACTTTCAAATCATGTTCTGCTGTTAAGACGTCCCTTTGTTCTTGTGTTAATTTATCATTTTCAAGTAAAATTGTAAGTTTGTCTTTTTCTTGCTGAATAAAAGTCTCATTAATTTCATTTTGAATTTTTAATTTTTCCTGTTCTGTGCCTCCGTATATTTCAACTTCTTTTAGTTTGTTTTCTAAATATTTTAGTTGTTTAGCATCTGCAATATCATTCATTTTATCATTTGATGCTTGCAAAATATCCGCCTTTTCTTGTTCTTTTTTCTTTTGTAATTCCGTTTCTTTATCTGAAAATTCTTTACGGAGTTGCAAATCAAGTTTAAAATATTTATCATTTATTGATAAAATAGTTTCTTTGTATTCCGTTGTTTTTTTGATTTTTTCTTTTTGCGTTTCTGTCAAATTTGCAAAAGAATTTTCTAAAGTTTGAAGTTCGTTTTTATGTGAAATTTTATTTTTTTCAATTTTGTCATCAACTAAACTTTGGTTTATTTTTTCTGTTTTTTTACTTAAATTACTAAGGGCTTTTAAATAATTTTTGTCGGCTTTGTCTTTTTCGTTTTGCCGTTTTTTTAATGCGTTTTTTTGTGCATCTGTTAATTCTTTTTCTCCTTTTTTTGTTTCTGCCAGTGCTTGTTCTGATATTTCTGATGCTTTGTCTTTGAATTTTTTAAATAAATCAAATCTTTTGTTTTCCTCTTTTTCGGTATATCCTGAAAAAGTAGCATTAATTAAGGCTAATTCTTTTACTTTATTTTGTTCAATTTCAATAGTTTTTGCAACCGCCATTTTTAAAGTGCCAACCTCCAAACCGCCCAAATCGTATTTTTTTGCAAATTCGTTTATTTCTTTAATTCCGACCTTGCCCGACTTTATAGCATTGTCAATTAACTTATTAGCATCTTTACCCGCCTGTGCCGTCAAATTAGCGTTTTGGCTTGCTACATACTTAACCACACCGCCCACAATTTCCATACGTGAAGCAATCGCTTCAGTATTAATTTTTTCTAATGCAGTTGCCTTTGTTTTCAGTGCAATACTTCGTTCAAGTTCTCTATTAGCTTGTTTTTGAGCTTGTTCAATCTCTTGTAAGCCAGCACTTTCGAGGTTAATATTTTTTATGTAACCCGGATATTCTTTATTAATTTTCTTTACAAGTTCGGCACGTTCCTTGCTTCCCTTTTCTGTTTTTTTCAGTGCATCAAATACGTTGTTTAATTCTTGCTGTTCTTTTGCAAGTTCAATATTAAAGTCTCTAACTGCCTTTTGTGCAGTGTTTTGAGCACTTTCAAACAATGAAAAGAACGAACTAACAGCATTGCCAACGAACGCCAAAGTATCAAAAATTACACCTAAAAGAGAAACCAAACCGCCAAAGACTTTGCCAAATACCCCCTCGCCGTTTGCGACTCCATTAATAAAGTTGCCAAAGGCAAGCGAAATTTTATCAAATATTGCAACAAATTTTTGAGTAATGGTTTGCGTGCCGGTGGTTTGCACGGCTACATTATTCATGTTCTCATCAATATCCTTTAAACTTTGCAAATATCGAAGTCCAGCATCCTCACCTGCCCCTCCGAAAACATCCGCAATAATTGTTTGCGTCTCCATTGCAGATAGTGAACTGTCATTAAGTGCCTCACTTACTAACTGTATAGCCTTGAATGAGTTACCCGCCTGAACCTCTTGTTCAATTTGTTTCTTAATAGAGTCATCCAAAGGCTTTAAAGCATCCTGCACCGCCTTTGTGTTTTCTCGAAGCCGTAAACCGCCCTCTTTTATTGCATCAATACCTTTATCTGAATATATGCCTTCATCGACTGTTTTATTTATGATAGCAAACATTTGCCCCGCACTTATTCCAGATGCCTTAAATTGTGCCGGATATTCTTTGAGCATATCAATAAACTCGCCTGAATTGTCGCTCCCTTTTGAAAATCCCTCCTCTATAAATTTTAGTGCTTCTTTTCCAGAAATTCCAAATTCTTTGGAAACCGTCAAGGTTGCTTGTTTTATTTCGTCAAATTCTTTGCCGTAAGTCTTTGAAAGTCCGCTCATTTGCAAAGTCAAATCTTTTGCCGACTTTGTAGTCAAATCAAATTGTTTTTCAATTATTTTTTGATTTTTTGAAAGTTGTAAACCACGACTTACAAGCGAACCAATAGAAACCCCGACCGCTGTAATCCCAGCAACGGCAAAGCCTTTAAACCCTTGCCAAGCCTTAGCATAGTTACCTACCGACCTTTGGTTTTGTCCTAGTTCGTTATCAATTTTTTTTAATTCTTTATCAAGTTTGGTAACTTCTTTTTTTGCTTTTAAAAATTCCTTTGAAGAGGTGCCAAATGTTACAGCCAAATTTTTAGCGTTCCTACGTGTTTCGTTTAATTTTGTGCTAAGTTTATCATATTCAGAACTTTCCTTGCTTAAAATATTTAAGTTTGCTTTACGCTCCCTTTTTTGTTTTTGCAAGTCAATAGTATTTTTCGCAATTTCAGAATTATTTTTGCGGATAGCAATATTAAGATTATTTTTTGCTTTTAAATATTCCGTTGCAGTGATTTTGTTCTGTTTATAAGCCTTTTCATTGCTTTTTAGCGTTGCATTAAATTCTTTGTTTTGCTTCCTTGCCGTTCCGATTGTATCGCTTAAATCCTCTATGCTATTATCTAATATATCGACTGTTTTGCTTGCTTGCAAAATATCGGCATCATTAACTTTTATATCTATAATTACTTGTTCATCAGCCATTTGTCTAATATTTTAAAAGTTTTAATTTTGTTGTTTTTCCTTTAATATAGTTTTGAATTTCCAAAACCCAAAAGTTTGATTTCTGTTGCTCTAAATAAATTAATCGTGTAAAATCAAAAGTCAAAAAATCAGTCTTACTTAAATCAAAATTTGCAGTTACCAACTTGCCTTTTTTCAGGGAGTTTATTAATTTATCATAATATTTTGATAGTAAAGTATTGCCGTTTAATTGTTCAAATCGTGCAACGGTGTAATTTGTTTTTTGCTCAAAATAAGATAGTGAAGTTTCAAAACTTATTCTATCAATATCATTATAAATCGGTATATCTAACATGTTTATATTGTCGATATTAACTTCTTTGCTTCCCCTAAAAATCGACTTGTAAACAACTTTTTTATCTGTATATGTTTCATTATAAATTGCAAAATTACCTTGCCCTAAATTGTTTTCATTGCTGTATTGTAATAGATTTTCTTTTCCGTAGCCTTTTAAAGTTTCAATATTTAAAGTATTTTGAATTAACTTTTTGCTAAAATCAATTGCTGACAGATTAGATACATCAGTAAGCGAATGCACGTTAATTTTTTTCTGTAAATTTTTAGAATTAAAGAACCCCGCGACCGTTGTTAGTGAATTTTTGAATAAATCTATTTGCTTTATTTCTGGCAAATTATCAAAAGTTTTCACTTTAAAATCTAAAAAATTAACATCAGAAATATCTCCAAAACTTGACTCCTGAATTTTCGTATAAATTAGAACATTATCAAAATCTAATATTCCAGTTAATTCAATTTGAATATTATAAATTGTGTCATCGGTTACAAATTCATTACTTGTAAAGTCATAAAAATGCGTTCCTTTATTTATTGTCAAAGTTTCTTTTTGACTATCAGCACCGCCAGAGCTTACACCCGAAATTATTATGCTTGTATCATTTTGAGACGTGATATATCCACGAATACGAATAGAAGTATCATAATGAAGTTTTAAAATTGAACCGCTTACCGTGTCATTTTTAAGAAAACTGTAATTATCAAAATCCAAATCACTATTGAAATTGCCGTCAAAACTTTTCTCATAAGAACAAAAATAAAAATTGTCGGCATTAGAAGTGAGTAGCAATTTTTCAATAAAAGAAGTCGAGCCGTTTAATTTATAATTCCATTTTTGATTTTCAAACATCTTTTCAAATATTTTCTTAACAGAAAAAAACGGTCTCGAAAATGCTAAATTTCCAGACAAAATATTATTGTCATAAGTTCTTTTTTCGTGGAAATTAGCAACCGCCCACAACCAAACGGAACCATTAACATCTTTTAAATTTGCGTATGAAGTAGAATTAAAAACAAAATCAGAACTTTCAAAATTCAATTTATTCAAATCATTATTAAGATTTTTAAATAAAATATACGAACTGTCAAGTAATTGAATTTCATAATCTTTTTTTTGTGTAACTGAAATAAGAATTGCAATACCTTGATACACTATCTGTCCAAATTCAGAAACTTCAAAATTATAATATTTAGCAAACGAATTGCTTTTTATTTCTAAATTTTGAGGTCTTAAAAATAATTTATCAAGCAAATCAGATTTCGCGATTTTTACAGTTTTTGAAAAAGTAATTTGTTTGCTTAACCAATTTTCTAAAACAAAACCGACTTTATTAAATGAAATATTATTAATTAAATCGGCTTCTATATTGTTAATTTTTAATTGCATTTTCAATAAGTTTTTTTGTCAATTTCTGCAATTTCAATTTTAAAATTATACCTAAAATCTGACTGCATATATTTTGATTTTGAAGTAATTATTGCAAGTTTTTCAAAGGTATTATCTTTGGAATATTTACGCAATTCTTTTGCCCTTAAAATAGTTTCAATATTTTCAACTTCATTCAAAGTCAAATCCTCCGCAATTAATGAAACGGTATTTTTTGCACTTTGAAAAAGTTTATTAATATTTTCATTTTCGGTATTAATTACCGTTCCTTTGACTATTAAACTTTTTATAAAATCCTCAAAAAGCCAATAGTTTGGCGAGCCGTTTGCACCAATCCAAAATAACATATATTCGTATGTTTCGGCGGTCGCATCGCTTAGACTGTCAGGTCTTACAAGTTTGCAAGTATATGTATCTAATATTGTCATAATCTACATGTGTAATTCAGATTCATAAAATCTCCGATAATAATATAATTTGTCATTGTCCTGTAAATTAGACCCCCCTGCTCTGTACATCTGAATAGAAAAGTCATCACCATTATTAGTAGCTTCGGCATTTACTGTTAACTCGCGGTAGTTCGCACCATGTCCATACTGTCTTACATCCCACGTTCGCCACGGTGCATTTGCATTAAGGTTAACCCCTTGAAAATCTAAATTAACAATGCCAATACTACCATTCAGCCACAGATATATACCTATATCATAAGCGTATAATTCCTTATTATTAATACTATCCCAACCTGCGTAAGTCCGTGTAATCATTGCGTAACTCCCTGCTTTAAAACCAACACTTAATGTGATTTTAGTAATCGCGACCTCAGTTCTTGTATTGAAAATTTTGGGAGTTACAAATTTGTAGCTAGAATTATTATTAAAGTCAACAATATCCGCTTCCTTTACTGACGGCGTTAATGCCTTTGCATAAATTACATTATTTTTTGAAAAAATAGAATAAAGAACTTCATTACTAGACTCCGCTAAGGCGTACGGACTTTCAGATAAATCATGCACGAAAATAATATCTTCATGCGTTGGCTTTATTACATGCAAATATTTTACATCACCATCCGCCAAACCTACTGGATTTATTGATGTTGTGTGTGTTACCACAATCGCTATAAAGTCACAATCTGAAAAATCAATTGCACCGCCCGGAGGTATAGCCCCGGCACTGTAAGATTTTTTTACGTCTTTACGAAAAACAACACTGTTAACAATATCATTGTTTAATAGGTCTTTATGCACGATATTAGTTACCGTTGGAACTATCTTTGCATCGACTTGTATTATTGTTTCGTTTCTGTTCTTTACTGCCATAATTGTATGTTTATGAGATTGTTAAGTAGTCTGGCGTTTCATAATCTATTTTTCTATAATCGAACGCATCGACTTCCTTCGCTGTGAATTTTATAAATTGTGTATTTTCGTTTATTGTTAAATTTTTAGTATCAAATATTACTTGTAACTGCCCAAATTCCTTAGTATTAAAGTCTTTAAGGAAATTATCATTTGTGAGAATATTCTTATTAATATCAAGCTCACTGTAATATATTTCTATTGCTTGCCCTTGATAGTTTAGATTTGAATGCAAAAAGCGTAAACTAAAAATGTAATCAAAATAAATGTTTGGAATTTCAAAACCTTTTATAAACTTTTCAATTTCAGTATTTTCAATTGCATAAACTATCTTAATTGGTTCTTTGTCGATTAGAATAAAACTATTTGAAGTATTATTTTTCCATACCTCCCTATACATTACTTTCAATTCAATACGACCGCTTGTTAATTCTTTACTTTCAGTAAGCCCTGTATCTTTAAGAAAATCAACAACTTGACTAACGTTTATTTTTACATTACCTGAATTACTGCCCGACACTTCAAACGGCACAGGGTACACTAATATCTTATTATTATTCGGGTTTACTAATTTTGCTTCAACATAATAATTTTGTTTATAATTGCAATATCCACCTTCGGTAACTCCTATAAAATTTCCGTCCAAAACAAGTCTAGTAGGAACGCCTGTAATTACTTCTAATACTTTAAAAGAGCCATCGTATAAAAAACCATCATCTTTGCTATAAATATATACATAATCATTTACTAAAATTTCGGTTGTATTTGTGTTTATGCTTACATTTATCTTATTGTCAATAGCTTGCGAAACTTCAAGTATTTTTGCATCCTCTCTTTTCATTTCAATATTAACATCCTGAAATCCCGCAAAAGTATCTTTAAAAATGCCCTCGAGAATATCAAATGTTACCGGATATTTTGTTAAATTTATCATATTGAAAAATTGTATCTTTTTGTAAATCTGTCTAATTGTTGAACAATATCAGTTTTAATATAAGTCCCTAAATTTTGGTTTATTTCGGCTCGTAAATCATTTATTTTCTTTTCAAGCTGAATACCTTTTGAATTGTCTTTAAAAATTTGCGTTCCAAGTTTTGATATTTTTCTGCTGACTAAAAATGTAACCTGTTTTACTTTTTTTTCGTCTGTAATACCTAGTTTAGTTCTTACCCAAAGTTCTATTTTGTGAGTCGGAGGAAACCGACCGCCACCCCGCCCGGTGTTCAAAAATTCTAAATAAAATATCCCTATACTTTTAAAATGGTTACCGTCTTGTTCAACTCGTAAAGACTTCTTTGCATTCCCTGTATTGGTAATATCCTTACCGTCCAAAGTGTCGGCAATGGACTTGTTTAGTTTGTATAGTTCACTTATAATATATTCGCTTACCGAACTCATATACTTGCAATTTGTTTTATAATTTCTGTTAAAAAATCATTGCTTATTTTTTCAAAACCTGCACGCCTGACTCCATTCTCTTTTTCTTTGATTAATGTGTGTAAATTGTGCATAAATACATCCCTTTGAATTGCAATTATTTTCCTAACTGTGTTACTTTCAAGTGCTAACTCCTTACCTGTAAACTCCTGTGTTAGCTGTTTGTCAGCGACTTGAAACCATGTATAAACCATTTTTTCAGAAACATCCTCAAAACCAATATTCAAAATGTTTTTAAAAATTGAAATTGCCTTTTTTATTCCAGAACTTAAAAAAATCTGTAATTCTTTATTTTCTTTTACAAGCGAATAAATAAAATCTAAACTTTTTATTTGCGTTCTAGCAATAAAAGACTTAGTAAAACTTTCATGTTTGTCATTGTCCTGGATTACAAGTAGAGACGTTCTAATCAAAGATACTTCTTTTCTTAATTCTATGCTTTCAATTTGAAACTCATCAAATTTTTGAAATATTAATTCATGTTCGCGAACATCTTTTTTTTTGTTTTTGCGATAATCAATTATCATTTTCGACATGACTGGCAAAATACCCACTATAATATATTTTAATTTCTCTAAAACATCCTGCATAACTTCTTTAATAAAAATTTAATTGTCAATTTAATTGCTGAAAATATCATAACTGAAAATCCAAATAATATATATATTAGAAACATGATTATAATGCTTTATTTTCAATAATCACACCTTTGTCGGCATAACTTTCAAGTATCGCCCTCGCGTCTGGCTCCAAAAATTTAAGATATTGCATACCGCCCCAAGCAAGGGACTGCTTGTAATCTTTAAAAATTCTCATACTTTCAATAAGTAATCCTATATCGGTATCTTGCCAAAGGTTAGCGTTCAACAAACAGGCTGGCATATATACCCGCAAATTAGTTGGCTCGCCCTCCGTTCCTGTCGGCATTGTCCAATTTTGAGCGTCTTCATTAACTACATACTCCGGGTATAATACTTGTAATTTTGATAAAACAGCGTCAAAATTTTCAACTGTTTGAGCTTCATAATCAATTAAGCCTGTTAATGTTACCGTTTCAATTTCAACTTTTCCAGTCTTTGGATATTCGTATTTTTCAATAGTTACCGTGTCGAAATTGTAATCTATTGTTTTGATTAAAATAGCTGTGCCGTCTGCATGATTTAATTGTTTCATATTCTTTTATATTTTTGTAAAATAGTCTTTAAACGTTGATACCCTGTAACTTAGCTCAATTTCTATGATGTTACTGTTTTCTTTTTTGTCGTAGATTTTTGAAATAAAAACAGGTGAGGGGAATACTAAAATAGTGCCGTCTTCTTTTGTCAGTTCGACAATAAAACCAGACCGCGAATGCCTTAAATAGTCTAATACTTCTTTATTTGAATTTTGCAAAGTTGCCCTGAAAATATCTGTAAAGTTTTGCTTGTAATTTCCTGAATAGTTTGTTTTCCGTTGCCATGTTGCCGACTTTTCTAAAATTGTAGTTTTTGCGTGCGGTGTTTGAATGATATTATCAATTTCAGTAATTTTTGCAATATCTGGAAAATTAAAACGCACAACTTTATCAAACTCATAAAGTTCAATTTTATTAATTCCTATTATTTCGGTGGTGCAATTATTCATAACTACAAATTATGTTATCTGAATAAGTTAATTTTAATGTGACGTTTACACCTGTCATGGTGTTACTATTGACACGTAAAGCATTCGTATAAGTAAATTCGTAAATCTTTACATTTGTGATTTGTGATAGGTTTTTAATTACTGTATTTGCCAAAATTCGCATCGTTTCGACAATTTCCATGCTGTTTTGAGTATATTTTTTTAAAACATCTGCTGAATTATCTGAATTATCAAACTCATCCTGACTTAGGAAAAGGATGTCATAAGTCGCTGTATTCATTAGCTCCCCGCCCTTTGTGAGCTTTGTCGAACCCTTAATGTTTGGCTGTATGTTTATTGCGGGCGTTGTAATATTTAGGGTCTCAGCTTCAAATCTTGACTTTTCCAAAACATAACAAACGGCGTTGCTGTTTATTGCTGTTAAGATATTTGTTATTGCTGTGTAAATATTCATTTTACCTTTTTTTATGGACAAATTCCGTAAGTTTTGCCGAAATATCCGCCTCTACGGATTCGTTTATAAATGCAAATGTAACGTAAATATCATTAAGTTGCAACGCTTTATCTAAATTTACATTAAAAATCTTTATAATTTTGGTAATTTCGCTAATAAAACTTAGTTTTTTAGTTCTACCATTGTCAAAACTTTTTATTTCATTTGAATACGCATTCTTATTATTTTTCGTAAACGTTGCAATAATGGTAATTCTTTGCTGTAACCACGATTCAGCTTTTTGAAAAAAAAAATTGCAAAGGGCAAAATATCAATATAAGAATATTCTAACAGTTTGATGTAATTCTTTTCTATTTTGTCAGCATCAAAATTTTTTGATATTAAAATTGCAAGTAAATACGTTGCAAGTTCCAAAACTTCGTTTGTTTGTTCTGCCTTTTTTTCCAGCATCAAACGGACGCCGACCGTTTGCCAGTCAAAACTTTTCGTATAAACTTTATTGTCAAAAATGAAAGTTTTTGCCGACTTGCCTAAATTTTGAAGTTCCTTAAAATCTGAAATGTTACCAATATAATTTAATAAACGTCTCAAATTTTTATCTTTCATTTTGAGCGTTGCAATTTCTAAAACCCGCCGCCCTGTTACAACTGCTAAGTAATTTGCAACATTTAATTTATCAAACTTTGACAGTTCAATATACTGCCCAACAGTCAAATTTTCGGCGGTCGGTATTTCAAACTTTTTATTATTTAGTCTTATTTTCATTTTCGGTATATTTTAAATATGCTAAAATGCAATGATTTTGTTCAAAAATTTTATCTAATAATTTCGAGAATTTCAAGCCTCTTTTATTTAATTCTTTTTCGAGTTGCAATTTTCCTAAACTTGCCGAAATTGTAATATTTCCTTTTCCTAAAAGAGTATTTCTTTTGTCGGTAACAAGTAACTCTATAAGCTCACCAACGGCAACGTTGCCCAGCAAATCCAGCCCAACAGCTAAGGAATATAAAACATACTTGCAAGCGTTCCAAAGTTGATATATTAACATAAACGGCAAAGTAAACATCTTTAAAAAGTTCCTACTTTTCCAGAAATAAAGCAACCCTAAAATATAAGTTGCAATGATTCCAACGCCTGACAATAAGCCAAACAAAATGAATGCCGACAGAAACAAAATTAAGGGTGTTAATTCTTTTTTCATAATTCTTAAATATTGTAATTCAAATGATAATAGGTAACTATGTAACGTAAAGCATCTGGTATATCTTTATATAGATCTTCGGGTTGTTCCGTTGTTTCGCCTGTAATATTGTTAGTTTTCCATTTATGATTATTAAATTCAGTATGTATTGGTATATCTGAATTGTGAACAAATATTTTATAGTTCTTTAAAATATCGTAACCGCTTAATACTGAATTACTCTTGCCCTCCTTTGACTTTGCGGGTATAATCATAATTCCTTTATTTTGCAGTTCTGTTATTTTGTCGGCTCGGGCATTATCTGCCAAAACTTCAAATTGAAAGCCCGCCTTTTCTTTTACGATTTCAATTAAATTATGACTTTCAATATATCCTTTATAAACCAGCAACTTAATGTAAATCACATTAATAGATTTATTGATATTAACCTGTAAAAAGACCGTCTTACTACTTCCGTCTGGTTCGTCCGTAACATTACCGCCACCGCCAAAGTCCAAGCCGTAGCCTGTCCAAAAATCAATATTTGGCAAAGTTATATATTTTGTCCAAAGAATTTTATTTTTAAGTGTTTTACTTATGTTTTGAAAGTCTTTTACTTCGTTAAATATCAGACCCTCAGACTGTTCGCCCCACTCACCTAAAGCATATATTTTATAATCATTTTCGTTTAATTCTTTAAGTCCCTGTAAGTGAGCGATTTGATGTTTGTCAAAGAAACCTATTTTTTTATTTTTCGGGTGTGAAACTATCCAAAAATTATCTAAAAACGTTGTTTTAATTAGTATTGTATCTTTTTTTTCGTTTATTCTTACAAAAGAATTTTCGCTTAGTTCCGAAAATTCAATATCCTTTATTTTTTTCGGCAAGTCATACCAAATTTGCACGTCAATTAGTTTCTTTTTTATCCAATGTTTGCTACTAACAGGGTTCCAACTTGCTAAAATTTGCTGATTTTTGCGACCCCTTAACCGTTTATGTATCTGTGAATAATCTTTATAATAAAATTCCGTAAGTTCGTCAAGGTATATCTTTGTGAACTCCGAAATCCCCTTTATTCGTTCCGGGTTGTCCAGTCCCTTAAAACGAATACGATTATTATTTACTCTAATTTCATTTTCAATTATTTCATAAACTCCCGGCAAGTCATTTGCCAGCTTGTTGCTGAAACTTTTAAAATCGGAATAAATACTATCTTTTAAATCTTTACCAACCTTTCTCATTACTAGGGTGTTGTAATTCTTTGCAAGCGTTTCAATACTTAAAATCTGCATTGCAGAATAAGACTTTGCAGAACTCGAGCCACCGTAAAATAATATAGTTCTTATATTACTATCATTCATGTATTTACGTAAGTGAAAATACAAAGGATTGAATAAGGTCGGCTCAAAATTTACTTTCATTTAGCGGGTTTTTATTTCATAATAATAGCACTTAGTTATATTTTCAAGTGCTGAATATCTATCATAATAATCAATATATTTTTCTGCAAAAAGTTTTATACCGAAAGAATCCTCTTCATATTTTGAATAATATTTTTTCCATTTTTTTAGTAGTTTATTAAATTTTGTAACATATTTTGTAGCAGTTGTCTTATTTGCCGTTGCAAATATTTTTACAGTGTAAAAATCATCGTAAGACCCGCCATAATACTCGATTAGGTACATTTTTTTTCTCATTACTCATTATTTATTGCATCGTAAGTAATTGTAATATCACTATTTAGCGGTTTCCCTTTGGTTGTTATATCAGTTTCGGAGATGGTTTTTAAATTCCATTCTGAAAATTTGCGTTCTAAAATCCATGCCTTTGACTGCCAGCCATTTTCACCTTTTTTAAGTTTTTCAAGTAAATTTATTTTTTCTTTTACTAAGGCAGTTTTTATAAGAGTTGTAAACTCCTCAATTAAAGGGTTTTCACCTTGACTGATACCATGCTTGTATTCTTTAAATGTTTGGTATTTAATTTGCTGATTTACAGGCAATTCCAAATTTAACATAAAAACTAAATCCTTATCAGTCAAGTAGATAGCATTTTTAACCACCTTTTCGAGTGCTGTAATTAATTCTTTTGTTAGTTTCGAGGGTCTTCCGTTCTTTTTCTTTTTTTCCATAATTACAAATATATCAATTATTTATCAATTATTTTTATTATTACTTTATTTTCTTTTGAGTCCTTGTGCGTTTCGGTGCATATCTGTCTGTTTTCTTTGTCTTCTTTGAAAATTACATCCTCAAAAATTTTACAGTAATGGAAAGTATTCACACTGTCCATTTTGCGACCTTTAAAATAGAAATCAAATTTAAGCGAATATCCGCCCTCTAATTTTAACCTTGATGCTGACAGTAATAATACTTGTAAAGTATGTTTAAATCGTGTCTTTTTACTCCAGTGGGCGGAGTTGTAAACGTTAAATGATAGCTTAGGAATATCTTTTATGATAATTTCATAATTCATTTTTTTATTTTTCTTATAAGAAATTTAATTGCGTCAATTATTGGGGATGACAACAAGTAAGCAATGCTGTAAATAATTAGCAAAATTACAAATCCATAATCTTTTAAAAATTGTTTCATAATAATTATTTTTTCGAGTTGCATTTTTTTTTCATTACGTAAAGCTCCGTACTAAGATTAATTAAAAAGGAAATGATTTATATCAAAGATTAACGAATTTATCATTAAAATATCATTAAAATTATCATCAAATTTATAATCATTTAAGTTTATTTCTAATTCTAATTTATCATCGTAAAAAAAACCAATAATGTTTTTTTTGTAATCAATATTAAAAATTAATTCATTAGAATAAGTCGTGACAATTAATTTATTATTGTCTATTTTTGAAAATTCGTGATTTTTCATTTCACGGACTTTTTCAAGATAAAAAGTAGGATTGTTATTTATTTTTTCAATTGCTTTTTTGAAAAAAACTATTGCCGTTTGAATAAAATTATCTATTATTTTTTTTAATTCCGTGAAAATTTCATTGTCAAATCCTTGCAAAAAAGTAAAAAATTGCTCGGCTCTTATTGATAAAAAATATTTATGAAAATTAGTTTTATCGTAAACAATTTCTATATATTTTTTCTTAAATAAGCCTGTATTATTTTCGTATTGACAAAAATAACTTTTCCTTTTCTTGCCCCAGTCAAGGTTTTTTTCAAAAGCATATCCTTTTACATCTTTGCATTCGGTAAAATACTCAACATCTTTTCCTTCAAATTCCATAGTATTTTTTTTCTTGTAAATTTTTGATTTATAATTTCGTATCTTGTCAAAAATCATTTTAGGAATTACTTGATTGAATTGGTATAGATATTCTAATTTTAATTGTTCTATTTGTTTCATGATTTTATTATTTCTATATTTTCGGCATTGATTACTATTTTTTCTCCGTTGCTATTTTCTAAACTGTAAAAAGTCTTACCGTAAAAATCCTTGAACTCATTTAAAATTGTGAACATTTCACCAGCCACGAAATCATAATATTTAGTTCGTGCATCCGTTTTTATTGCGACTTGTTTAGTTTTCATAATTTATTTATTTTTCCTATAATCCTTGCCCTCCAATTCCAAAATATTAAACATTTCAGACATTCGACTGATTGTTCTGTCATCTACAATTGTCTTAAAGTCAGATATATATAAGTTTGAAGTTGCATGAGTTATTTTTCTGTATCTACTTAAAACTAAATACCTTATATCAATAATCGTATCAATTAGATTAATATCATTTCCGTAGTTCTTAACAAGAAAATTGCCCGACCCTAAGTCATCAATTAATACAGGTTTTACGGTGGTTTTGTTGTTAGTTTTAATTGCTTTCAGTTCGTTAAGTGCAATATCTCCTTTGATTTTAAAGTCTTCTGAAAGTTCTTTAAAGTTGAATAAATGGTAAGAGTTTAATTGATTAATTACAGACGTGTAATGCTTAAAAATACGTTCTAATAGTAAACTCTTGCCACCTCCGACACTGCCAGTCAGTAATATGCCTTTGTTCAAACTTCCTTTAAATTCACTATTACCAGTGAAGTATAGGAGTAATTCTTTTAACAAATATTTATGATTTGCAGTCATCTCATAGTTTGGCTCGTTTGATTTTATTAAATTCAAAATACCGTTTGCGTGTTCATTCCAGTTTACGGAAATTGATTTTATTATATTTTCAATTTCGCAATCTTGCCCTTTGGCAAAAATTTCTTTTATATTCATAATTTAAAATTTATTTCGGTTCGGGTCTTTTGCTTTTTCTTTGTATTCTAATTCGTTTATGGAATTATACCCTTTAATTTGATTTTTCGAGGTGGCTTTTTCCTTGTCTTTTTTGAGCCAATTTTTGGCAGTAATGTAGAGACTTTTGTAATTGGTATTTTTTTTATAGTTTTCTATATTTTCTAAAACTTCATTTATTTGAGTTTCGGAATAATCAAGTTTTAATTTTTCAAAATCAATAATTGATAATTTTAAATGATTAAAACTTTTGTATATATTTTTATTATTATCATTATTTACATTATTATCTTTATTAACATTATTAGTAGTTGTTAGTTGTTTGTTATTTGTTTGTTGTTTGTTTGTTATTCGTTTGTTAGTTGTTTGTTGCTTGCCTTGTTCTACTTGTTGGTAACTATCATAGTTTAAGATAGTTATGGTAGTGTTTTTGTTTGTTGTTTTTACTGCAATTTCTTTTGAGCGTTTTAGTTTTCCTATCGAAGTACGTAGCTTTTGGTTTGTTAGCCCAAGTTCTGCTTCTAAACTTTTCAAACTAGTAATAAAAGACCCTCTTTTTATTATATTACCTTGCCAGCTTTTATCTTTAAAATTCGCATTTAAAAGGCAGTGTATAAACAGACTTTTAGTATTGGTATCTTTGTACCATTCCCAATCTAAAAGGCTTCTATGTAATGCTATATATCCTAAATTCATAGCTATTAATATAAAAATCCGGCACAAACAAAAAAAAACGGAACAACAAGCCAACCAAAGCTATGTAACCGTTTAAATTTGTCCGTTGCCGGATATACTATGTTTATTAATTCTGTTTTCATTTGGTTGTTTCGTTGTATTACACTCACAAAATTAGTAATTAAATTTGATTACACAAACTTTAGTTATCTTTTTTTTCACTTAATATAGTCTTAATCCCATTCTTACGGTCACCAATCCAAATGTAATTATCACACTCTACATGATTACCAGTAAGCGTTTTAACGTCAATAGCTATTTGTAAAATAGCAGTTAAATCAGTTATAAAATTATTAAGATTAGATTCATTAACTACATTAATCATATCTTGTATTGTCGATATTTTATATTCCTTTTTCATATTAAAATAAAGTAGGGTTGGTTTTGTAATTAGTTATTAATATTTCGGTTCTGCGGTTCTTTAAATTGTGTCTTTCTCCTATTGTTATAATATTTAAGTTTCTTTTTTTTGCTTCGGAAATTACAAATTCATTGTCAAATTCAGATATTGCAAACTTACATCCTGTTTTCTCTAAACTGTCATGCAGTCTTAAATGGTCGCTTTTTTCAAATGAATTACTATAATTGTTAGCCGTTCCAATATATGGCGGGTCACAATAAATAAAAGAGTTTTCAAGCTCTCTGGGACGCTCTGGATTAAAATATAAATGTTTTAAAAATTTATCAAAATCTTTATTCTCAAATCTTACGTTTTGCAAAAAATCAAATGTTTTTTCTAGTCTATCAGTAATTATTTTTTTTGAATTATCATAGACTTTTCGCTGGATATTTCCCGAAGTAGTTTCTAAAAAATTGCTTAAAAATAAAAACCGCAAAGCCCTTTTTATTGGGTCGGTTTCTTTGTTCTTTTTCCAGTAATTTAATAAATCAGAATGTATCGGCATAAGATAAAAAGCCTTTTCAAGTTCTGTTTTATTATTCATAACAACTTGAAATAAATTGAATACATCGCTGTCCAAGTCATTCACAATGTTATATTTTGCCTTTGGCTTATTGAAAAACATCCCGCCAGCACCAAAAAAAGGTTCAATATAAATTTTGTGCGGTGGAAAATATGCTTGTATCTTTTTAGCTATTTTCTTTTTATTTCCTAAACGTCTTAAAATCATGTTATTACTTATTTATTTATTCGTCTTAATATCCTGTCTAATAAACCTTTTTTTTCGCGAATACGCTTATACTCATTAATGTTTTGAGTCATCTGCCTATTGAATTTTTCACCTTTTCTCTTGCTTCGGGGGGTTCTGTCAATTAAAGATTTTGTCCTGTCAGCAATTCTTAATAATTTATCTACTTTTTTCATAATAATATTATTTATAAAATTTCAAATCTAAAAAATCGGTTATAATTGCATAAGAAAAAATTAAAGTGTATGCAATAAAAAAGAATTGTAACCTTTGGTAATACAATAGATTAGCAAGTATTAATACTAAGTAATTAATTGCTATTAGTCTTTTTATTAGATTATTCATATTGGAATATTTTTTTTCAATAAACATTTTTATTTTTTACTTTTATAAATTCCACCAATTCGAGCAAAATAAATTCAGATTTTTTATCTAATTTATCAACTATATAAGATATTTGGGTTTCTAGTAATCGCTTATCTCTGTTTGTGTTATGGAGTCCCGCACAAAATCCATTAATAAGGTCTGCTTGCACAATATCATCGCTGGCCCCTATCTCGAATCCTATGACTCCCGCAATTTTCTCAACGCTACTTTTTATCATTTTTCTTTTTTTTTAAGTTTAAATTCAATTGTTATAATTTTTACAAAGATAAAAACATAAATAGTATTTACAATATGTTATGTAACATGCTGGGAAATCGTATTTTTAAATATATTTAGATTTAATTTGCAAAAGAATTAATAAACTAAAATTATAAAGAATGGAAAATATTGAATATATAGAATGTGAAATGTGCGAAAAAGAGTTTGACAGTGATTATGTTAATAATGATTTTAATGGTGTCTTTTGCCCTGTCTGTCAGTCCGAACTATTGCAAGATGACAAAGATATGCAAGCAACCTATAAAAGCCTTTAAAATGGATAAAATGGACAAAATAGAAAATTTAATACATTCGCTAATTAGTGAATGTAATCTAAACAATGTAAGTATTCCAATTTTCAAAAAAGAAAACGAAAATACAATTATATTTTTCAGCTCGAAGCATACAAGTATAGAGTTAATCAATAGACTTATTAATAATATTACTGACAATTATATTATTATTCAAATAAATACAATAACAATAACAATTAAAATTTTATAAAATGGGAAAAAAAAACGAATGTGAAAATTGCGGAGCTGAAATAAACAACGGCAACGCTGTAATAATGACTCTCGCGGGGTCGGTTAGATTGGTAGAGGGCAAGGTTGTTAACAGAAAAATAAAAATCTGCAAAGAATGTTTTGCGGAGTGGAATATGCAAAACAATGATATTGATATTTTGCTAAAACAAGCCAGAGAAACTGGTGATTTTAAAACAATTGAAAATATTTATAAAGCATTATGATAAAAGGAATAACAACAATAAAGAACTACCAAACATTTATTGAATATAATTTTAATTGTGATGCCTACCTTAATACGATGTTAATAGAACATATACAAGAAAACAACGGCGTTTCGGAATTAATTGTTTCAGATATTGGAAATAATAAAAATGAAATTGTTGAAAATTTACGTAAAATTTTAAAAGGTAAAATATACAAGTATGATATTAATATTTCCGAAAAAAAAGGCAACGTGAATAAGTGGGCAACTATTATCATGCAAAATTTAAGGAACGAAAAAGAGTTAATAAACAAAGCAATAGAATTAATTAAATATGATAAATGAAAGCACGGTAATCAATACAGTATGTAAGGTCTTAAAAGTCGAATTTACAGCACTGGCAAGAGGCGGACACACCCGACCGTTGCCAACGCAAAGATATATTTTATTTTATTTTCTTATTAAGTATCTATATTATACACTTCAAGAAGCGGGCGATGTTTTATACAAAGACCACGCAACGGCTTTGCGTGGGCGTAAAATTGTTGAAAATATAATAAAATCAAAACTACCCTATGATAAAGAAATCCAACTGAAAATAAAAAAAATAGATAATATAATTTCTGGCTCGAAAAGAAGTAAAGCCCTGTATTTTTGGGGTGACTGGAGGTTAAAGAAAACATGTTTTATAACATCAAGGCATTGTAGCGTGGAATGATGTTGAACATTGTTGGTCTGTAATAGACTTAAATTGGAATGATAGAAGAGGATGGCACGCTATCGAATATTTAACAAGCCCTTTTATTGTCATCGGTAATATCTACGAAAATAGCGACTTACTAAGTTAGCTATAACGAAAATGTATTTATTTACGTTTTTGTTTTTCACAAAAATTAAATTAAATACAATGTTATAGGCTTCTATTTCATTGTATTATCTAAAATATTAATCATATAAAATTAACTAAATGAGTATAAACAATTATTTAAAAAACGAAAAGAAAAAAGATTATGAGATTTTTGTAAACCTTTGCGAAATATCAAATATAGATACAGATTTTCGTAAATTTCATTACTTTTGTAATAGAGCATCTTATTTTTATGTTAATGGGGACAAGAAATTTTACGAGTATGCACCAATGGAATTGCACCACCGATGCAGCTATTCTATTGAAGAAATGTTTGCTAAATTTCAAGAGTGGAATAATGGGAAGAAATATTTCCTTTGTTGGGATAGAAATTTCCCTGAATATCCAGAAAATATTGAAGCTAAAAATGGGAATCAAGCTAAATACAGATATTCAAAATCTAATTCAATTGATTACATTCAAATAGGCAGTCAAATTGCGTATCAAAATTGCCTATAACGTAGATGCGGTATGAATAGTGCCGATGTAGAACTATTCAAATTAAACACGGTACTAATAGGCATTATTTATACCGCTTGTTATACCCTTTTAAAAAATTTACTATGAGTAATTTAATAATAAACATAAGATTTTGGTATTGGCATTTTCAAATTAGCAGAGGGTTTAAGACAGTAGAATGGACTAAAAATAGCTACCACGTTGAAAAAGGATTAAAGGGTAAAAGCAAAATACAGGTGTATGATTTTTTTAATTGGGTATAACACGGAGCTTTGCGTAATGAAAATATTTGCAATTCGCATCACGTGTTTTATAACATAAAAAAGAAACATGAAAACATGTTTTTCAGCATACGAAGTTAAATTAATAAAGTTTAAATTTGCAAAGGTGTATTAAAAATGAGACGGTAAATTAAAGCGTTGCGTATCACTTCCGTTTTTTTATTAAAAAAAAAACAAAAAACAAATATCAATAATGAAAAAATTTAGAATTACAAACAGAAATGTAACTGTTAATGACGGCGGTTACAATAGTAAAAAATCCGCAAAAAGGACAATTAAAAAGGCGGTAAAGTCGAGCCAAACAAACCCGGCATTCGACTCGCAAAATAGAAAAGATTACAAAATTAAAAAAAACAAATAACATGAGTAAAGAATTAAAACAAATAGAAAAAAAACAAGTCGCATTAAGAATAACAGAAAAAGACGTTTTGAGCTTCCTTGACTTGTATGGCTTTTCCGACCTGTCCACGAAAGAAAAAGGGCAATTTTTGAAAGTTTGCCAAATGAATAACTTAAATCCCTTTAATCGTGAAGCTCACATTGTAGCTTATGGGCAAGGTAAATATAGAACTTTCTCAATTATAACAGGCTTTCAAGTATATTTGGAACGTGCCGAAAAGACTAACCTGCTAACAGGCTGGCACGTTGGAAATGTTGAAAAATGCAAAACTGCAAAAGTTGACAATAAGGGCAATATTTCAGAAATTGACGACTTGCAAGTAACTACTACAATATATCGTAAAGATTTTAAAGAACCATTTACTCATACAGTTAAATTTTCAGAACAAGCGAAAAAGAAAAAAGATGGCACGCTTACCGAGTTCTGGATGAAGTTAGAACAACAATTGAAAAAGGTTAGCATGTCTCAAAGTTTTAGACTTTGTTTTTCTGGTGCAATCGGAGGCTTACCTTATACAGATGCAGAAGTAAGACAGGCAAAGCCTACGGATGCCGAAAGTGATGTAATTGAAGACGCTGAAATAATAACAGAAATTGAAAAAAAAGAACTACCCGAAACGGAATTTAAGATTTTACTTGAAAAGTTGAAAAACTTTGAAATACTTATTTCTGGTGTGAAATCTGAATACAAAGATTTTGAAATTTCCGAAAGTCAGCAAAAGGAAATTTTAAAAGCGGGCAAATATACAGATGCACAACTTACCGAAATTGTAGAATTAATTGACTCCGGTAAATATACCGCAAAAGATTTTAGATTTTCGCTAACAGAAAAACAAACAAAAGATTTAAAGGAATTTCTTAATATTAAATAAATAAAAACCCCTAAAATTTAAAAAAGCGACCTTAAAAAGTCGCTTTTTTTTTTGTTAATTAATACCGAAATCAAGCCCGGTTGTTTGCTGAATTGCACCACCCCGCCACAATGCAAAGTCTGTTTTATTTGCATTCAAATAGTCAACTATTTTATTACTTTCACGTTGTGCATTTTGTAAATACTCACTTTTGGCATCTTTTAATTGATAGCTATTTGCACCTGAAAACATATCACCAAGTATATTAATATTACCTACATCGGCTTGTTTTAAGTTGCCGTCTGTGATGTAGGATGCTAGAAAATGCCAACTTAAAAAACCATTAAGTCCCTCGTATTTTATTGTATTGCCGTCTTTTATATAGTCTTTTCCGTGCCACAAATCAATATATTTTTGTTCTGTGATATTCGCGAAAAAATCTGAAAACAAAGCCTGCCCGAGCAAGTTATATAATTCAATATCTTGAACACTTTTTACATGCCCTTTAAAATTGTCTTCATTCACTTGTTTTGATAATTGCCTATATACCCTAACGTCTTGTATATTAATAAGTTCCATATTGTAAAGGATTTATTTTAATTGGTAATTCAATTTCGTTTTGAAAATTCGAGTTACTAAATAGTGTTGTTAATTCAATTTCTAATTGCTGTCTGGCTGGTGCTGTTACACTGTTATAGAATTTAAAAGCATCTTGCATGCTCTGTTGATTAAACATTCCGGCATCTGCTTTGCCGTTGATTATGCCCGGCTGTGCAAACAATTCATAAATATTATTCTTTGCATCTGCCCTTTGGTTTGTGAAAAGTTTATCAATATCTGTTTGCTGTATATTTTCAAACAGTGCCGTTGTTGGTGGCGTTCCGGGTAGATACGGAACGGTTAAGAACCGCCCTGCATTTGCAGACCCCTTAACATTATTTAGTCTTTTTTTGACTTCTTTAAATTCCTCGTTACTATCCAAATTTGCAGGATATTTGAAAATTCCACTTGCTGAAAAACCATTTTGCAAATTGCTAATAGAAAATAGTTTGGCTTCGGCTTCGGTTTGAATGTCATCTAATACACTGTCGTATATTGCCGTTTGGTAAATTTCCATTGTATTTTTAGCATAAAAAATCTGTCCCGGATAGTTTTCTATTCCGTTACATTCTTTTATTTGTTCGCGAACGGTGTAACTGTCAGGGTTGTAATCGTAAACTTCGAGGGCTGTAAAACTTTTAGACTCTTTTTTGTTTGAAATCCATTTATTAAAATTCTCAGTTGAAAACATGCCGAAATTTTCATTGTATAAATTTTCAGTATGCCAAATATTGGTAATAATATATTTTTCAAACTCATCTTTATCTGTCTTTACTTTTTTTCGTATAAATTC